CGAGTAGAAAATCTTCGTCTTTCATTATACAATTCCTTTCGGTGGCAGTTGAATACCGCTGGTTTGGGATGTCCATCCAGAAGCAAGTTCTGGAACAGTTTCAATCATAAACATGATACTAGAACGAGAAAAACTAAAATCACCATCTGGTTCTTTTCCTGTCATACTAATACCATTGACAAGTCCAACACCCTGCTGGGTGACTTGAACCATTCGTGGTTTATATAGTGTAATGTGGGTGTCGCTCTCATCTACAAATCGCCCGATGATTTCTGCACCATTTGTCATTACAAGTGTAGTAACTTTATTTTTTTCCATATTCCCATTTCCAAACTTTGCCTGGCATCTTACCACCAGACCAATTGATGAACCCAACTTCTTTCATTCCAACTTTAGCATAAAACTTATTCGCTGGAATGTTTTCAGAACGAACCGTTAGGTAGACATCCGTTCCTACAAAATCGAAAAACTCTTTGATAACCTTTTCAGCATTACCATTGCCAGATACCGAATTGATAATCTGATGGATCATATGAGAACCAGCAGTTATACTAACATCAGTATCTTGTCCAATTTTTCTATTCGATTTAGACCTATGATATGTTATTAACACCCCTTTGTCAAGAACTAATTGATTTTTTTCTAGTCTATTTTTTACATGGGATTTTCTAACATGAGGAAACCAATCTTTATTGTCTTGGTATACTTTCCACGCCTCATCAAAATCGTCTGGGGTTAAGTGTCTCATAACCAAACCATACTTTCAACTTGTGAATTGTTATATACATCAATTACTAGGTGAACTCTGTCAATGTCTGAGTTGTTTTCTACTTCATGCGCCCGAGCAACATCTAACCACCAACACTCACCTTTTGCCATACTGAACTCTGCAATACCACTCTGTAACCATGAACGAAAAATAATCTTATCATTAGTGATAACAGGAATATGTAGGCGAACTATTCTACCAGTTTTAATATCTGCATCTACTTTATCTGTGTGTTTTGCAATTTTAGTGCCTGCCTTCAAACGCATCAGTCGAACTCTTTCACATTCAGCAGGAATATTTTCTAGAATTGAACCAATGTTCAACTCATCATACAGTTCTGTGTTCTGTAATTTATTTTCGGTTTGTGTTCCTAGAACACCACCCTTTCCAATAGACTTTGTATCAGCACCATAACCTCTAAGAGATATTGCTGTCCACTGTCCCTTCTTATTATATTTTGTCACTACTGGTGCAAAGTCTTCATTACTATTACACCAATCAACAATCGGTTGAAGTTGCTCATCCGATACTGTTATATTTTCTAGTAGTCTCATGTAAAGAACTCCTCTAATGTATTCACTTTAACATCTCTGAACAAGTCAACTGAAGTATCTTTACCAAATACCCAAACATTTTCCATGTAGAGTTTATTCATAAACTCATCCATTTTGTCCTTGTCAAAGTTACCTTCTTCATCCTTGAAAACCGAAGCACCTTGTGGGCGCTGCATAATCCTCATTCCAATCTGTCCTAAGAAATTAGGACGAAGCATATCTACCAACTCATCGCCTGAACGGTATCGTTTACCATGCACTTTAGGGTCAAGGATGTTTACCATCAAGATACCATTCTCACTCAATGAGTTGAAACTGTTTTGTGCAACTGGAAGATAGAAGTCATCTCTCCACTTGTCGTATTCGTTGAACTTTGCCCATGACTGTAGTTCCTCTTTTTCACCGCCCTCATTATATCTTTCTGTAGAGAAGTAAGGCGGTGAAGTAAATGCACAATCAACATCTTTAATTCTATCCCAAGGCAAATCTTCTGCACCACAATTAAAAATATGAACAGACTTTTTACCTTTAGACTTATCATAGATGCCATCATAGAACGCAATCATTTTATGATAACGCTCAAATGTGTTTGGATTGGGGTCGCAACCAATGTAGTGTGTTGCATTAGAAGCATAAAAACCAGTAAGTCTATCACCCCAACCCATAGAGGTATCTAATACGGTTTTCGCACGAGTCATGTCATAAATTGTTTTCGCAACAATAGGTTTGAACTGTGTTGCAATGTAAGTTCCTAGACGAAATGCCATTGTATAAGTTTTAGGTGTAAGTTCTTTTGCATCATTTACACCTCTCCAAATAGGGCCGAAAGCACCCCAAATATTATCACCATCTTCCCATCTAGTAACTGGTGCTTTGAAACCATACGAACCACAACGCATACGCAAGTCATTCATAAATGAGTCTGCACAATAGTTGAAGTTGGATGGGCCTTCGATAAACCCTAGTCCAAATTCACTATATGGATATTTGTAGTCATCGTATTTTTCAACAACCTCTTTTGTAGGAATATTGATATAATCAGTGAAAGGCGCTTTCTCCAACTTACGAAAGTTTTCGATTACTTTTGATTCTGAAAATTGTTTGAGTGGATATGGCGGTTTCTCTCTTGTAATATATTCTGCAAGAGTAGAACGAAATAATTCTTTACCATACTTTTCTGTTGTCGAAACAAACAAAGAACGATTCATCACTGGCAATCCAGTGCTGTCTGCACAACTTCTTAGTAACTCATATAGTTCTTGGTTTATTTCTGTTTTATCACTCATACGAAAAAATCCTCTAGTGACATTTGTGTTCCATAACTTCTGTCAATTGTCCATCCAATCTGGTTCATAATAAAAGTCAAAGGTTCAACAAACGCCTTCTCAAACTGTGTATCATAGTCTAGATGTGAATGTATGTCAAGTTCTTTTGGCAACTTTGTCATAAACGAAATCACATTAGACTGCATCCGATTAGGTGTTCTCAAGTTGAGAAACTTAATCTTCTCACCCTCTTGTATAAGAGGATACTTATTAGTCAACTTCTGCTGACGAACAAAATGGTTGTAGAGTATCACACCTTTAATATGCATTGGTGTTCCCTTTTTGAAGATGTTAGAACTGTCACTCCAATTAGAGATTCCGTTCACAGAACGAGGAAAAGCAATTTCTTCTGGAGGCAGTTTCATAAACTCTTCACGAAACTCTTGAATAAAGTTGTTCACATCTTTCTCTGTGCCAGACATTATAACTTTTAGAGCATCTTTAATCTTCTCACGACATGGTGCAGGCGTAGATGACTTAACTGCTTCAATACCCATAATCTTGAGTGATGGTTCTTTATAACGAACCCCCTCAACATCCCATGCATTTAGAATGTATCGTTTCTTTGCAGTCCAAATACCCTTGTCTGCAATCACCTCACGCTTCATCTGCATCTTCTGTGCATATGCATTTACATACGAAGCAAGGCCTTGATAACTCTTATCAATAAACGGTTCAATCTTATCTTGAGCGACTCGGTCAAGGAAGTCCACGGCCCGCCCACGATACGAATCTTCCGACTCATTATCTCTCTTTTTAAGCACACTGTCAACCAATCGCTCAAAAGTAATATATACTGAATCCGTATCGCTCGCAATGACATAATCCACTCCTTCAGTTTTCAGTAGTTTGTTTAGATAGATGTTTAAGGATTTCTCAATCCACCGAATAGCAAGTTGTCCAGAAGTTGTAATACCTTCTGCAATCTTGAGTTCATAGTATCTAAACCATTCGTTACCAATCGCACCATAGGCAGAGTTCAATGAAATCTTTCTTGCCATCTGAATGTTATTAAAACGAGACACATCTTTTAGATACTTGGGGTCTTTGGTATCTTCGTATTTCTGTTTTGCGTCCAACATCTTGCGTTTGTAAATGGTTCTGTCATCATACATACTCTGCATCATCTCAGGCAAGAACCCTTGTTTTTCTTTTGAAAACATCGCACCGTTTGGTGTGCAAGTTACATTGTCTGGATTAGAAAGTTTCTTTGCTGCAAGCATATAATCAACATCGACATTTGGATCATACTGTGGTAGTAGTGTCTCTGGCGAGATGTTGTATTGCATAATCAAGTGAGGATAGAGTGAGTTCAAGTCAAAAGACAGAACCCACTTATGTTGTCCAACTTGTGGTTCTTTCACATATGCACCGGCATACTTTTCACTCTTACTTTCACTTCTTTTCTTTTGAGGAATAACGACCTTCTTTGATAGAAGATGATTGTAGATAAGAACATCCCAATACTTAACAGAAGTGAATGCATCAGACATGTTCACTTTTGCCTCGTAGGTCATAGTCAACA